ACTGAGGAATAGATATGAACAGACTAGAGATTGAGGAATGTGAGGATATTGAAAAAATAAAGAGACTATGTATAGCTCAAAATGAACAGCTAACCGTTATTGGGGAAATTTTGGTTAGTGAAAGTAAGTGGCATATTACATCCGATGAAGCAATAAGAAAGATTAGAGATTATTTAGTTAAGCATCAAAGTGATATTAAGCTAAGAATAAATGAAGGAAATGAGAAGATTTGTGATGATTGTATATATACAGATATTGCTGATTGGGAAGAAATTGCAAATACAGGAAAGGTAAAGCCAATTTTATGGTGCGAAAAATATAGGCATTTTTGCTCAGATATTACCGATTGTGAGTATTATAAGGAGGATGGGGATGAGTAACAAAATTAAACTCAAATTTGGTTTAATCCTATTAGCTATATGCATGCTTATTTATTTCATAATTTGTAATATAAACACGCTTACATGGAATGATGATATATTTGCTGTGGTAAAAGCAATTCGTAATGGTACACCACTTCCTAAAGGACATGGGAGATTAAAAGATGTTGATAAGCTTGAGTCGCATGATGAATATGATGGTCAAGGTTTCACTAAAAGTGTCTACAAAGATGATATTGATAGTTTACTAACAATCATAGAGCCTTACAAAGGAAGCGAGGAATAAGATGGGAAGATTGATTGATGTAGACGAAGTAAAGAATACTAATAAAGGGATTGAAGTAATGGAACAACCGGATTATTCTATAATGAATGATTCTCCGGAATTTATTTATGGAGGAAATAATTAATGAGCAATGATTTATCCAGTATACATCCAGTTAATTTCTTTAAAGATAGTGTATTAAAAAGTCCAGATATTGGTAATGCTGAAATTTATCCTATTTTACAAGAAATTCAACATATGAGTACTAAAGATACGCATCAAATTCATATCGAAGGGATATTAAAAGATTTTATAATTAATAATGTATCTAATCTTTCTAATACATTTATTATAAAATTATTAGAAGATAATATTAGTAAAGATGAGATGGCTTATATTGTAGATTTTTATGGTGATTTTGATCTTAAGTCCTATTTATTTGATACTATATCAAAAAATGTATTATATTCAAATGACCCACAATCTATTTGTAATATTATTGAATCTAATATTATATTTACACTTAACCAATTTGTACAGTTTTATGTAATATATAAATTGGTATATATTAAAGAAGGTATAGATCTTTATAAGACTCTTTATAAAGAAACTTATGGAGAAAATCCTGATGGTACTATGAGAGAACAAGATAAATATGTTTTCTGTTGTTCTATAATGAATAATATGATTGAGAATTTGGTGCCAGATATTACAGATTGTTGTAATTCTTTAAAATCAACAATAGAAAATATTAAACTATTATATTCTAGGAGGTAATAAAATGTCAGAAGAAATCAAAAAGAATATCACAATAATGGGAATTGATAAGGATATTGATGAAAGGATTAATGAACTTTGCGAAAAGAATGGGGTAGATAGAGAGTTTTTTATTACAAAAGCTCTGGAAAATCAGATAGCTATGATGGATCAAAGCCCAAAGCTTGTAGAAAAAATTAATGATTTGTGCGAAAAACATAGCATGTCTAGAATATTTTTCTTTACAAAAGCTTTAGAAAATTATTGTAAAAATCTTAGTAAAAAGAAAAAGGGAGGAGAAGAATAAGATGATAGATAATTTTATACCTGACATTCCAAATGATTCTAAAGAGATAGAAAAATCATATGGTGATTCTTTAACAGAAATGGATAAAGTTGCTATAAAAAGAAGGGCTGGTGCAATAGAACCGATTATATTTGAATCTGGAAAATCTATCGGTACACCCATATTGTCCAGTATTGGATTTGAAATGATTGGTGATTCTAATCTTGAAGCTTTGAAAAACAATATATTTTCTAATGATGTTTTAACCAAATATCAAAATAGAACTTATTTGGTACAAGATTTACATCATCCGAGAGTTGAAGTTTTAGCGGAAAATACAACTAATTATATTATCGAATCTTCTATGATTAATTTTGCAAATTTATGTAATTATTTATTTAAAGACATTGTTGAAAATTGGGATCAAAATAAATGTATTTTTAGTTTATCAGATAATGAAATTATATGGATATATAATCAAATAGAATCATATATTGATAATCTTGTTGATGTTAATCGAGAATATAATGTAATCGAAGATTCAACGAATAGTTTGATCAACTACTTACGTTATAATAAAGGAGATATGCTACCTGATGGAATATGGAAATCTTATGCAGAAGAGGTCGCTGTGACAATTGCGCAATATATTGGTTCTATAATGTCAAGGATTTTATATTCTTATGTATATAAATTATCTTATATTGATAATGGTCGTGATATTTTAAAGAATTTGAGATGTAGATCTTTTATTATTGATAATATAGGTGACGTTAGTAGTATGAGCGATAGTTATATAATTTATGTTTATATAAATAACTATATATATCCATATCTTTATGAATTAATTGCTAATAATATTAATGGATCTATATATTGTGCATTATGTAATATAATTATCACATTCCCAAATTTATTTTACGATATACATAGAAAATTTATAAATAAATATAAAAATAAAGGAGAATAGTTAGATAAATAATATTATTTAAAATAATATACTATAATATTATATAAGATAAATATTATAGAAAGGATGAATTAAAGTTATATGTTCAAGACCAATTTTTATACAGGTGAAATGTCTGTAATGGGTAATGGTGAGCAATATACAACAGAAACCGAAGCCACGCATAATGCTGGCTTCGGTCAATATTCAGCTCAACAGAGCATTCCACCAATGACCTATGGTCTTGGGGGAAATGCATATCAACAACAATATTATCAAAATCCATATATGATGAATCAATATATGAATCAACCAATATATGGACAACAGATGTGGGGTAATCCTGCATTGCAGGGAGGTTATGGATATCAACATCAACCAACTCAACAGCAATATACTCAAGTATATATCCCCCCAGTTAATATATCTGGTAACGATTACCTACTTCCTTCTAATTTTGAAAGCATTGCTCAAAATATGTTAATGCAATATTATCAAGAAGAAGCTGAATTCGAGGGTAAACAGATAGCAGATAGAGCAAAAGCAAAAAGAGAAAATAGATACAATCCATATCAATATAATGGATATGGATATAATTATTATGGTAATTCGTTTTATGGATCACCATATCAAACTTTTCATTCAAAAGTTTTTGACCAATTAAATGAAATAAAAGATGCCGCTAAAGAGGCCAGATTAAATTTATCCATGAATTTGTCTAAATTAGCTCATAAAACTATTGGAGATAATATATCTGAAGAAGATATAAAGACAATGTATAATGGAAAATATATTAATGTAGAAAACACTGTATATGCTTGTTCTGAACAAGATGCATTTCAAGCAAGATTTACAAGTGACAGATTTGTTCCAATTGATCCAGGGGCAACAGGGTATAGAAAATTTTATGATGATACCAAAGAAAAGATTCAGAGTATCTTACCTCAAGATACTACCATTGAAGAGTTTGGACCAAGAATGAATATATTGCTCTCCGAATGGGAAATAGAGGAAATGTTAGAAAGGAGAAGAGGATTCAATTTATCTTACGATTCGTCTGCATATAAAAGATTATTAAAAGAAAAATGTGCAGAAAAAACAGCAAATCAACATGGGTTTAGTCTTATTAGATCAGAAGAACCAAATGAAATTACTCAACTAAAAAATCAAATTAGTATGATGGAGCAAATAAAAAATATGTCTCCTGAAGAAAAAACTAGAGTAATGAAAAAGGGGCTTTCTCAATTGGGATTGCCTTTGATGAGTGATGCTGTATATTTCGACGAAGAGGGAACAATGTGTATAAGGGCAAACATTGGTAATCATGCTGGGCAAACTTATACAGTATCTAATGAAAATGAAGCAGAATATGCTGGAAGAAGAGCAGCATTTGCTGGATTTTTAGATAGTATTCCTAGAAGCGAAGAATTACATGATGAAAAGATAAAACAATATGATGAGTATTCCAAATCAGAATTTCAATATAATATGACACATCCTCCAGGATCAGGAGGTGGGTAAATTATGATAGATAGAGAATATACATTAAATAGATTAAAATCTAGAAGTATAACTCCTCAAGAGTTTAATTATGAGATTTTAACTGCTCCTCCTATTCTTTCAATGTTTACTGTTGAAGATATTCAACAATTAAATTATATTGCTACTTCTGCAAAGTATTCTGCAAAACTTAAAGAGAAGTATCAAGCAATTGATGAGATAATGAATAGACGAGGATTTGATAAGCTGGTATCGGGAACCAATAGAGTGACTTATCAACCAAGATTTGCTAATAATTTTATTGTAAAGGTTGCATATGATAGCGTAGCATTAAATGATTCTATAAGAGAATATAAAAATCAATTTCTTATAAAACCATTTTGTACTAAAGTCTTTGAAGTTAGTCCCTGTGGAACTTTAGGAGTATTTGAGAAAGTAAATCCGATTACTAATAGAAAAGAATATATATCTATGGCTGCAGATATATATAAACTTTTGTCTGAATTTATAATTGGACAATATATTATTGACGATATAGGAACCAATTATTTCAATAATATTGGATTTAGAAATGGATTTGGTGCCGTAGTGCTCGATTTTCCATACGTATACGAAGTAGATGGGAAGAAAATATGGTGTAATAAGCCAGATCCGAATGATCCTACTGGATATTGTAATGGGGCTATTGATTATGACCTTGGATTTAATAAATTGGTATGTAAGAAATGTGGTGCTGTATATAAACCTTTCGAATTAGCAAAGAAAATAAAATATAATAATGATGAACAATTTATAAACGAAAGCGAGGATATAAATATGAAGATTACTATAAGTGGTGGATCAAAGGGATTAAAGAAACAGGAAATCGTTACAGGTGATTTCAAGAATCCTATTCATGCAATTAGATCTAATAAAATGAATAAGAGAGTTGAGAAGCAGTTAGCTGAAGAGCAGGAAAAGAATAAGACAGTTAATGGTATAGCTGCTGCTAAGGAAGAAATAAAAGAGGAAATCAAAGAAGATCTTGCTTCAGAAGAAGAGCCTGTTGAGGTAAAGGAAGAAGAGGAAGTTGAAGCTAAAAAGGAAGTAGTTAGCGCTTTCGAGATTAATGAAGAAGATGAGGGTAAAGGTGATCTTGGATATATAGATGATAAAGAGGATATTGGTAAGTTGCTTGCTGGTATTAATGATTTATATTATTATTCAGATGCTAGTAATGAGGATAAGATCAAGATTGTAGAGAATTGTTGCGAATTTCTTGAATCTATTTTCTCTGATAATTTGGAAATAGCAATTAAAATGTTTGCTAATATTCTTAGAAAGAAAAAGAATATTAAGGATGAAATAATTAGCGAGTTTCTGGAGAAGAATAGCTGCTCAGTAAATAATCAGTTTATTAAACTTCTTTTAAGTTCTGAAAATTATTATCTTGGAACAGAAGTTAATAAGTGTGGTCCAGATGAGGATGGTGAGAATATTATATTTGAGATTGCTACATCTATCTTTAAGACTAAGACAAATAAAGTTGTATATTCTGGTGATAGCTTAGAGGCTAAGCTTGGTAAGGATAAGATTTTATCTGCTCTTAATATTGATGATTCTGATGATGAGCTTTATGATTCAGCAGAAGCTGATGGTCTTGATTTAGCAAATGCTGTCGTATTATCTAAGAAAGATCTCTTCCCGAATGAAAAGGTTGGTGATGTCATTGTTGTTAAAAATGATGATGGTACATACCTTACATTAAATAATAAGATACTTGCCATTAATCGCATTGATGATAGAGATACAAAAGATATTGCTATTGTATCTAAAGAATGGTATGATGATGCAGTTGAAAAGATCAAAAGTTTTAAAGAAGCTCCTGTATGCGCTCTCCCAGAAGAATATATAGAAGAGGAAGAAGAGGAGGCTTCTGGAGAGGAGGAGTAATATGATATTAAAAGGTAATATTCTTTTAACCACTAATAAGAATATTATAATAGAAACTTTACATATGAGACCAGATGTAAAAATAATATCATTAGATGAAGATAATGAGTTAGGATTAGATCCCAGGATAGTTATTCCTGGGACCATACTCCTACCGCCTCCTGAAGCTATGATAGCTGAAGTTGACGGAGACGAGAAAAAATATAATATTATTTATAATGCTCACTTATTATCTGAGCCTGTAAAAGAATATATTAGTTCTATATTGGCTTTTTTATATAAAGGGGGGAAACTATTATTATATTATCCAAACTCAGATTATAATAATACTATGAAAAATATGGTATTCTTTATATTAATAAATTATGGAATTCATATTGGTATTATTGATGATCCTGATCCTAATGTTTCTGGATGTTATTTTGATGCAAATTTAGAAAACATACAATTGGATCTTATTTATTATTATACAAATATAATGGATTGGAGAGAATATTTATATAATTATCCGCCAATGTTTCCAATTAATGATCAAATTCTAAATATATTGTTAAATCAAATAAATCCATATGGAAAAACATTCAATGAAAAACTTGAAGTTATAAATAGACTTAGATTTGGTATTAAGAAAAATCCTAATTTGATAAATCCTATAATGGGGGTGATATAGTTGCTTTATTATGGTAATGGAGAATATATACCAGATGATTGTAAAGTATTTAATTTAAATTCTATGAAGGAAGGTTTTCCAAGATTTAAATATATATTGCCTCCAAATGAATTGGGAAAATATTTAGATAGAGATTTTGATATATCATATTTTAATTATATATTTCAAAATGATGCTGTTTTTATGGAGTTTTTTAGTATTATATATGAATTATATATAAATAATGATATATTTATTATTGTAGATGAAAAAATGGATTGGGCAGAAAATATTGCAGAAAGTTTATTTAAAGCAATTCAACAACGTTATGGTTATAATGCTTATAGAATAAACTGTTTGGATGATTATCTTTGGATAAAAAATTCTTCTGGCTTTTTGCCACAATTTAATCCTTATTGGGGAATATACAACTTAGATATAGATAAAAATAGATATAGTATATTGGTAGAATCTGCTAGACTTAAAGCTGGAGGTGATATGATTTATGTTGAATAATTATCAATTATCTCTAGCAAAACAAACAAACTATATCATCGATAAAAGGTTTGTTAGTGGAAATATAATAGAATATGATATTAAGCAAGCTAATATTAATATATTATATAGATATAATGTAATAGATAATCAAACCTATAATTATCTATGTAACCTCCCTAAAATTAATAGGGAGGTTATTGTAGGTAATATGATTAAATCGGATAAAGATATATTTAAAACTATACAAAAAGGAATTAAAGAAGCAAAGGTTGCTTTATTTGATTCCAACTCTATAAAAGAATATGAGGTGATAAGAATAGCAAATGATGCAGTTTATGTAAATAGGGTCGGTGGATTGAAGGTAACTAAATTTGATAATATTGAATTTGTCCCCAAATCTATTTCATCTTGTTTTCTTAAATTGACCAATTTGTTATTTTTTATAGATTTAAATAATCAAGATATTAATGTAGATATAAAAGGATTAGGGGATAATTATGATATCCATGAACCTTTAATTAGTGTAATAGTAAATATTGTGGCGACTTTACATCTCGATGGTGTTAAATCTGCAATGGTCTCTTTGAATAATTTCATAGATGATTATATTAATAAGAGGCTTTCGGTGGAATATTATAGAGAGCTATCGCCATTGGGAAAATATAGGATAATAGGTGGAGAATTCTATATATCTAATTTGCCTAATTTAACAGAAGAAATTGACATTGGATATAATTTTTATATCTTGAGAGAATTAGCTTCAATATTATTTGAGATATATACAAGTAATTATAGAAATTTATAACCTATACCTGAAATATGGTATAGGTTATTTTTATTTTATTCTTGGTTTATTTTTTACAAATTTTCTTATTTTTAAATGATATTAATTACATCTAATTAATTAGAGATACTAATAATATTATTAATATTATAAAAAGGAGAATACTATGAAACTTGATTACAATATACTCAAGAAGAAAATACTAAAAAGTTGTAAACAACCAGGAACAACATTGGAATTTGTCATTAACATGAAGCAACTAGACACCCTTGTAAGACCTCTAGGATTAGCATTTATTTATAATGATTATAAATCTGAACCTGTTACTGGAAGCAATGTACCATTACTTAGTGAATATTTTAAAGGTGATAAGTTGTCTTGGTTTAATAGATCCAGACATTTTTCAACTTTAACTTTCGTTGATCTTGAATCTTTGGATGAAGATGGTGAAAAAATTCTTGAAGATCTTCAAAGTAAAAACAGATCAGAAGATCCTTCATATGATAGAACTAAAGATGTTGCCGATATGATAGCAAATTATGCTTGTTATAACGCAACTATTGTTTCTTATAGATCAGAAGATCCAGAAAAGATTGGTAGAAATTCATATACAATTATAGTTAGAGCAAATATAAATGCTATTTTAAAGCAGCAAGAAGAATATTATAATCCAGATGAGGAAGATGATAATAATTAAATAAAATTAGGCTAGGATTAGTGTAATCCTAGCCTATATTTTGATATTTATATAATCTTGTATCTGGTTCACATATATATAATTTGACAAGTTTGGAGGTGAGAATATGGCGTATTCAGTAAATGGAAAAATTTACACTGATCATCCATTAATGGATGAAATTGTAGATTGCTGTAAAACTATATTTAAAGGTATAGTTGTAAAAAATGATGTTTTGGCAATAAGCTATGAAACTGAAGAATCTCTAGAAGAATCTAGAGAATTTATTTCCATTGTAGAAAATAGAATAAACCTGGATAATTTTCCATTTACATATGAAATGCTTGAGAGCTTCTGTGACGAAGACGGAAATCCTATTTTTACCGATGAAGAGATCGAAAATATTTTATATAATCATGCTACTATTCCAGTAATATATAGAAAATCTTTATTGGAACACTGTAGAAAATATTATATGGGACATTATGAAGAGAAGAATAATTATTATAGAAGTTTAGCCGGATTACCTCCATGGCCTGAAACGGTATATAATATAACTAGAGAAAGATCGGATAAATATTATAATATTTATATTTCTGCTTCTGATTTTCCTGCAGATTATGATACAAGTCATATTGATTTTAGTAATCCTATGGATGACACTGAAAGAATTTTTATTCATTGGTTATCTAATGATGATATTTCCGTTCTTGAATATAATGGTATGCTGGATTATTTGATTTCAGAATATCAAGGATTTAATTATTCGTATCTTAGATATCTTGGTTATAAATCTATTGATATTTATAAAGCAAGAAAAGCTATTAAATGGGAAATATTATATATACCTAACGTGGAACAATTAGTTCGACAGAGATTCGAGGAATTATATAATATAAATAGAAGTATGTACCTTAAGAGAACTTATCAAGATGCTATGAGTCTTGGTTCTAATCATTATGATGAATCTCTTATATTGCTTTTATTATGTCAAACATTTAATGATTTAGTTGTAGATGTACCAGAATGGTACATAAGAAGAGATATTTTTGATATACGATCAGTGCAATATTTCTTAGAATCATTTGGTGTTGAGTTTTTCCCTGAGATTCCTTTGAAATATCAAGTTGCTATTGTAAAGAATCTTAATAAACTTATTAAATATAAATCATCTGCTAAAAATAATAATGATATTATTGATATTTTTGGATTAGACGGTACATATATTTATAAATATTTTTTATATAAGAAAAAGAAAAATGATTCGGAATCAACTGATCCTGAAAATTATGATCTTGAATTTATTAAAGTAAAACAAGGTGATGCTTTTGATAAATATATAGAAAATAATATTTATAGATATGACTATGATACACTTACATTGCAGGATAAATTCTGGGATGGAGTTTATAAAGAGTGGAATCATATAGAAGATAAATCCTTTAAAGAAAGACTTCATGAAGCTGTAAGAGATGAACATATTAAGGATGCTGATTATACTGTAGAGGGAACGAAATATATGTCTATCGATTACGAAATAGACATGTCTAAGTATAAGTATCAAGTAGAATATTTCTTTAATATGCTATTGGATTCAAAAGTAGATACAGATGATATAAAAATTATTGTGCCTACAGTTAGCACTTCTACAGAATTAAAATTAACAGATATATTTATATTTTTATATACGTTATCTTTTGTATTTGATGCTAAAAATACTATTCCTGATAAGGTTATTAGACCAGAAGATAGAACAACTCATAAATTAGATATTGAAACTCCTAGAGTTGAATATTATGAGCCTCTATATAGAGATGATGGAGATTTTGATGATTACTATAAGTGGAATGATATATTCGGCACATATGTAGTTCCAGCAAAAACTGACACTAGACAATTTGATTTTGGTGGAGTTAGATATGATAACTGGGCATTTACAGATATAGATTATGATCTCAGTTATCTATATGATTATTATAATTATTCCGAAGATATTGATAATCATTTATATGATTTTCAATATCGTGCTGGTGGACCAGATGAAGGTTATAATTTTAATGATCCTATTGATGTTGATCCCGAAGAATATTGGAGACAATATTTCAAGCCTAAACATTGGGAAATAAAAACATATATAGAGAATCAAGATCCTGTTGCTACTGCTGAAGGTTATAATAGTTATCCTGTATGGGCTGAGAATTATAGAGATTGGGTAAAGAGAAGATTGCCTGAAACTTTAACTACTGCATATAATAGAGTAAATGCTTTTAATAATGCTTTAGAAGCACAAGATATAGATAATTTACTCGAAGTTATAAGTAGAAGAATTAAATTCTATAATTTTGAAAGAGGATATCGAGGATATTCATATAAGCCTGTATATGATGATGAGGGTGATATTAAATATTATGAAATTACATATGAATATTCTGAAGATGTCTATTCATATGATGAATATTTAAATTATATTTGTTATCCTTCTGAGCCTAAATATAATCCTTCTAAAGAAACAATAGAAGAATTTAGTATACGTCATGCTCAATGGGAGCTTACCCTTTCAGAAGATGCTTATAATAATTGGAAAGATGAATCAGAGCATCAATTCTTGCTTAAAAATCCTAGAGGCCCTCTAGGAATTGCTGGATTTAGAATATCTAAAAAGATGTCCACTATTAGTGATATAACTGATACATTTGATATTAATACTATTTGTTATAATGATCTTGCTACAAGAATATATTCAGCTGATACCAGAGAAGAGAATGTTCTTCTTAGATATGTATTTAGTACATTATTTAATAGAACATTCGATTATGATTTCTATAAGGTTGGCGATACAACGCTAGATTATTATTCAGATATATTGATGCATAGAAATTATATACTTTATAATATATATAAACAGATAGCTACAGAACCAAATGAAACAGCTAGAAGAGATAATATCATATCTATAATGAATGATATAATTTCTACCCTTGAGTATTATATATCTGGAGATAATTATAAGTATATATTCTCATCATTTTCAGTTGCATCATTTAGTAATCTTATAAGATATCTATATCTTATGATTAGTTTCTTTAAATCATGGAAAGTTTATTTCTTAGATCCAGTAGTTACTATCAATACTGATGATAAATTAGAAAATGGAAATAATTATGGATCAGGAATGGATAGTGTTGCAGAAACTAAGATTAATTATTGGCATGAGGATAAAGAGTTTAAACGTGATGTACATAGCTTGGAACCTACAATATATTTTGTAGATAAATTTAATGAAAGAATTAAAGAAGTTCTTGATGTATATGGTAGATTTGACCCTGATCCAACAGATGATTATAATTTTGATGGTCATTATCCACAAGAAGAAGTTAGTTATAGAGATATAAATGGTGGAGTGGTCGATGGTTCAAAGAATATACCATATAGAATGATTAATGGTGGAAAAGCTTATGGAAAACTTATTGATATTTGGGATCTAGATGGAGCTGGACCATTAGAAATGCAAGAATATCTATCATTAAATGGTGGTGGAGTTTATCACTCAGATAATTTTGTTACTAGAAATAGTTTTGATAATTTATATAATTTTAATATCAATGGTGGTAATCCTGGAACTAATCAGTTCTGGACCAAGACTGTTCACACTAAAGTTATAGATAGACAAATTACCAATACTGCATTACTTGCTAATCTTGAAGCTAATACTATTAAAGAAACAGATAATGGATTATATATTAAACAAGAATGGGCTTCTTGGGTAGATTTTAATGAACTTAAAGATGTTAGCGATTCGACTTATTCATATATAAACTACGTAATGGAAGTTTTATATGATGATCTTATGGTAATAGCAGATGATGAATTATTAACCGAAAAAATTAATGAAGTTATTAATAATCAATTTGCTAATATGAGAAAAGTTGTTTCATATGCTAATAATATAGATCAACATAAACAAGAATATAGAGAGTATATTGATGATTATATTGATCAACTTAATAATACATATGGAGATTTTAATCCATATGATTGGGCTTATTTTATATAAAAATAATAGGAGGTTTATATGAGATGAATGAAAGAATAATATCTTTGGATGATAAACATTCTATTGCGGATCTTATAAAATCTGATCATAATATTATCGAAAAATTAGGTAATAGACCTAAAAAGACTAAAATAACACTTATAGATCACAATACCGGTAAGGTATTAGGGGAATATGAGAATAAGATCATAATTTCAGGTTCTATGTTCGCTGGATGCAAGACTTTTGGTATCGATACGAGCCTTATTCTTCCATCTTATAACGATGAGATGCATTTTGATAATGACCAACCTAAAGATCTTGAATTTATGAAAAAATCTATTGTGCAGTTATTCTGTGTTGGCGATGATGGATGTGGTGCTACACAAAAAGATGCATTTGTTTGTAATTTTACAGATAGAATTAAACCACTTACAGATATCACTGATATTGAATCCGCGATAGGTTGCATATATCCATTCAGATTCCAAGATATAGATGATGATCTTCCAGAACAATTAAGAGAATATTATTTTGGTAGAAAAACATATACAAGTAAAATTGGATATTATTTTAAGAAATTTGACACTACACCCGAGCTTCATGTTAAGTATACAGATGGTACACAGGTAGATGATAATATGTATAATAATGATACTGATCAGATAGCAGAGTGTTATGTTGAAACTAGACTTAGAATAACCAGGAATGATTTCAGAGATTTCTTTGAACAAGTTGTAGGATGGGAAAATGCTAGAATATCAAGTTTATCATTATGCTATGCTTGGGAAATAGAAATTCAAGAAGGTGAGTATACACATAAATATTATCAAGATATTTATCCATATACTAAACTTAATTTCCCGGTTGAATGGTTGGTGAATATAGACAAAGCTATAGATTTTAATTATCAAGTTTATTATTAACAATATATTAAACAGAATTATAGTCATTAACTCGCACATTTATATGACTACTTTTACTGTTCAAAAAATCCATATGACATTGGGGGTAGGTTATTTAAACCTACCCCCACCCCTTTTAATTTTTTATATAATAATATATTATATAAATATATTATATTAAGAAAGGAAATTGCTATGGAAAGAAAAGTAAAATATTTATGCCCTGTATGTTTTCAAGATAGTGGTATTGATTTAATTAGTTATCCAGAATCAAAAAGTTTTATTTCAAAATATGTAAAGTTTAAAGAAGATATAGACGAATCTGCAAAATCAGCTATAAATGTAGATATCTTTTTAGATTTTAGAGGTAAATGTAAATATTGTAATTATCCTGTAACATATATTGATATTGATGAAGGTATGGTAGACATTATTCAATATTTAAATTCTATTGGATACAATACAATTTATAGTTGTGAGGGTCATATAAAAGACAATGATAATTTTGATTATCCATATTTAATTTTTGAATGTGAATGGGATGATAAAATATATTATAAAATGATTGTTAATTGCCCAGAATCTTGGGAGATATTTAAATCTGATTTAAGTAAACCAAATGATTATACATTTAATAATGAATTTAGATTATATTGTAGAAATCCCATAAAATATTCACATTATTTGCAAGATTTAAAAGATTATATTTATAACTATTTTCCAAAGTTAACATATAATCCAAAAAATAAACAATAATAAATATAAAATTAATTAAAAGGAGAAATAAAATGAAATATACAAATGTAAAAGAATATATAACACTAGAAGATGTATTAGTGTCAAATAATATTATGGTTATACCTGGAGAAGATGGTATATATTTTATCAATATTGAGCCTTGGAAAACTCCAGAAAAAGATAAACATTGGTACAGGTTTTCTATTAATCCATTTGATATAGATTTTTTAAAATTCCGTATTATGGATCAAGGAATAATAAAATATGGACCCATGTCTTTTAGTAAAATATATACATTATTTAAATATCTTAATATATCTAATAATGATAAATATAATGCTAAATATTCAAACATTGTTAATAGATGTTTCTTTTCTGGATTGGATTTCAAAAAATGTATAGAAGAATATAATAAAAGTTATTATCATTCTTATAATATTTCATATAGAAGATTTATTGGCATTAGATCAAATTTAAAAGAAAAAATAAAAATATGGTTAGAAAGATTATTCAAAGAATATAATAATTTTGATAATTCGATTGAATATATTCAGGAATATTATAAGAAATGGGTATTACTAGTTAAATTAATACAAACAACAGATGATAGTATACAAAATATTTTATGGAAATTTATTGATGATAATGATGTACACTCATTGTTAGATTTTATTAGAAAATGGAAAAATCAAAGTAAAGATCATTTGATTGATATTAAATTTAATAATTTAGATATAAACGATATTGATATATTATTAAGTATTAATATTTATAATGAACAATTAGATGAGTAGAGACATTATTCTCTACTCATCCAACTCACCAATTGGTATAAAAGGTTTAATAATTTTTCTAGGTAATTGTGGTGGTTCAGTAGCAACAGGTAATATATAATTATTAGATTTAATGGTCTCTAATCTATTAACCATTTGATCTGTGATAGGATTCATATCAGGTAGAGCATATCTTTTATCTTTTACATTATAAGATAATCTATTTTGTTCTATTACATTAGTATTTTCTATTTCAGAATGCTCTAGGGTATATTTCTCTATACGTTCTAGTGTTTCTAACATTTCTGGTTCAATAAATGGTTTATATAGTTCTACAAACATCTTATATCGACCTACTACCTTATCTACCGGTACAAATAAGCGATGTGAATGAGCTAACTCGTGTACTGTTTCGGATAAACTAATAATTCCTACAATAAGCTTATAATGACATTCCATTACTTCTTTTGCTACCATTTGTATATCTAGAGATTCTTTATAATAAGATCTTTTTCTAAAAACAATATCAGAAATATCTCTCAAAGAGAAAGGATAATGATGTAACTCTATTTTAATATCAAATGTCTCTTCATTGGATACATTTTGTAAAAAAGCACATTTATTCATTCCCATTGTTTCTCTAAGATATTTTATAAATTGTCTGTATTCAAAAGATCTTCTAACTTGAGATTCTACATCTTTTATATATTTTTCATATTCCTTTTCATCATTAGTATCATATACTTGATATTCAAATTCAGGAATATTAATAAGATTTATAGTAGATGGTAGTTTCTCTTCAGTAACTAATATATCATCTGGATCAATCATGATTATCACCACCTTAATTTAATAATTATGATTGAGTTAAAAATATTAAATATTATGGAGGTTATAAAATAATGGATGGTAAAGAAAAAGTTAATGATTTTTTATCATATATTGACAAAAGAATTAAATATATGAGATGTGAAAGAGCATTATTATATATTGTTTTGGATATGTTGTTTAATTCAATTAATGATTTTGATGAATGGGCGAATTCAAATAGTTATAAAATTATTGAAAAAGATTTACCAAGATTAGATCATGATTCAAGTTTTAAAATTTATTTAGAAAAACACGAATCCGAATCTATACTTCTTAAATTATCTTTAATTGTTAAATATGGGTTAAAGAAATATGATATATATCATGTAATTATAGATAAAAAGAATTATCAAATTGTACAATATGCGATATATTATAATGATGAATTTATTCCTGAAGATAGTTTTGACAATAAAATTGAAACATTATTAAATAATATTATCGAAAATTATATTATTTATTCTGGTGAAACATCTGATATATATAATCATTATATTTGTGATAAAAGGGATAAAATATGAATTTAAGAAATTATGTATTATATAATTTATATAAAATGAATTGTATAGAAGGAGAAGATATGGCTATATTTAATACAGAAGATGGACAGTATAGGTTTGAATTAAAAAGAGAACAAGCACAGTTATGGATAACAGATACTTCATATAAATATAAATGTAATATAGATATTTATAATAATATTACTAACTTGCTTCTTGTACATCTTAATTGTAATGAAACTAATATTATGAATATTTTAGATTGTTATACTCAAATGCATGAATATGGTTTACAAAATATTACTTGTCCTAATTTATCTCCTTATTCTACTAATGGTAATTTTTATATTATTAATTTAGAAATGTATAAATTATATGATAATGGTTTATATGGAGATTTATCTCATAGATGGTTCAATGTACAAGAATATAATCCAATGTATAAACAATTGGTTGATATTTTAACTATAGAAATGAGTTTGGATTCTATGGAAGATTTGATGAATCTATTATTCTTTTCATTTTTAATTGATCAAGAAGAAAAATTTGGTATAGTTCCAATAGATTCAGGTGTACCTAGTGAATTTTTATAAAATAAGGAGAATAATATAATGTCTGATATCTTTGATCCAGAAATGAATAAACGAATTAATTTTATTAAAAGTAAATTGGATAATGAATTTAAAAAGAATAGAGAAAATATTAGTATAATTAATAAACTTAGACTTAAGTCAGAGTATAAAACAATTGTAAATAAATTAGAAACAATGACGTTATATATAAAACAAACAATAATTCTATTTTTATATTTAATATTTAATGATGAAAATTATTTATCTATATTAATAAATAATGGGTTTATTAATTATGCTTTAAAAAATGGTAGTATTAGATTAATTAATACTGAAAAAGATAATTCATTATCTAATATAAAATTTGAAATGATAAAAATAGATGGTACAAAGTTATTATATGGAGATATTATAATTGAAGATTCAACTTTAGATATAGATTTTTACGATTCTATAAATGAATATATATTTAATTATAATGATGAATATTTTTATGATTTAATAGATGAAGATATTGTTGAAGCTTTTAAGTATGTATCAGAATTAAATATGCAATCAGAAATATTTGTATTATTTATAGATGAGATAAATAATATTGTTGGAGAAGACTCTATAGATATATATACAGATAATAATAAAAGATATCCTTTTATTATTAAATTATAATAAGAATGAAATAAACTAGATTGTAAATAAATCTAGTTTATTTTTTGAAAATTTATTGTAAAAAATTACAGAAATAACAGTTTTGTAAAGAGGGGGACGGTGGCCGGGTATAGATAATTGAGGAACTGCTGATAAATTTACAGGTATTAGTATTCTTCATTAATATTATTACATTTAAGAAGATTAATCAGGGTTACCCCGAAGGTGACGATTTTTACCAATTGCTACCTAGTGAAAGAGCGCTGAGATCAGCGCGCCATCTTCCTCAGGCGCCGGAAGGGCTCTATCAGTAAGTAGAGACGACCACCGTATCGAATATATAAATATATAAAAATAAATAAATTAAATCCAGGTATACTAATTAAAGTATACCTGGAATATTTTTATTTATACAGTACTATCATCATATGGTATTCCCATTATATCTTTAATAGATCTATCTAATTCTATCATAAGTTTTTGCAATGATCCATATATTAATGTAGAAGTAACCATACGTTTATCAATAGAAGTTTCGGATACAAATGCATCAATAGATTCATTAGGTCTAAAATCAGTATAAGGTTCTAAATTCTCCGGTATTATATTTTTCTCTGTAGCTTTATTTGCTGAGAAATATACAACTTTATCACCTACACCAACAGTATCTAGATATTCTACATAGAATTCTATTAATACACCTTTAGTTTTTCCTTTTAATTTACCAACAGGAGGTAATTTATAATGAGCTGGAATTTGAGAAATATCTATATTCTTTGCTTTAAGTTTCTTCTCTAAAGCTTTAAGAGGTCTTTCATAATTATTAACTATTTTCTGAAGACTCTCTGACATTTCTTCCACTTCTACTGTTCTATATATTTTAATATCAGTTATAGTTCCAGTAGTTTCGGAAGTTAAAACTCGCTTTCCAAGCTCTGAAACTTCATCGTAACTTAGATTTTTTAGCAGTGAATCTGCAGCTTCATCATCAAATGGCGGCATCCATATCATTAATGATTCATTAACTTCAACTTTATCTCCCACTTTAGCAAATTTATAAATTTGAGATTGACAATCTATAAATGCACTAAATTGATAATTTATAGGAGTTGCTAGTTTCTTAGCCATCTTTTCAGTAATTATACCAGAATCTTCAAATCCTTCATCTGTATTTACTATAGCTATCTTTGCAAGTTTTCCTACATTATAAGCAATATTATCTGATTCTCCAACAGAATTAGAAAAACTAGCTTTATCATATGCTACGATATCATTAGGGTTAACTTTATCTCCTACTTTAAATTCTTTAGCTTTATCTAGTTTAAGAGGTACATAATATCCACCATCACTATTCTTTTCAATAGTTTGTTTAAGATTAATATAATCAGATGTACCATCTTGATAATCAATCATAATATAATCATCAGTGATTTCAGATATAACACCTTTATTTTTTGCTTTGAAAGCAAATCTATCAGTAGTCATATAAGCTAAAGCTTCATCTGCACCATTAGTAACTAATAATGGATCACTATCTAAAGTTCTAACCATATGTTTAGCTGTTTGTACATATGTCATAGCAGTTCTCATAGGATCATCTCTATTAGAACCAAAAGGAGTAAGTAATTCTGTAGCTGTTAATGTATTAGAATCATTCATTTTAGATGTATCACCATTAATAGAATTTACATATCCTCTTTCTGTATCTACATTAGCATTAACTGAAGCTTGTCTAGTAACACCTACATTACCAGCGAATCCTGTAGACATACCTAAAACATTAAGCATAGAATCATCATAAGTTCTTTTATCTAATGAATAAGCTCTATCGCTATTCATACCAGAAAGACCCTTGGTAGTTACAGAATTAGTTGTTTCAAGTTCTCTTAAAGCATTAATACAAGAATCTGTAGAAAATGTAGGATCTGTGAGTAAAGCTTTTATAACAGCATCTTGATTAACTTTAAACGCAGCTTGAGATCTATGTTTCAATTCATTAGCATAAGCTCCATAAGCATCTGCAAGTACTTTATATGTATATGCTGCTACTAATTCATATCTTCTAATTCTTCTAGAAGAAGTATCAGTATGTTTAATAAATCTATTATCAGATAATAGAGCATTAGCATATAATAATATAGAAACATAATCTTTAGGAAACTTATAATGGTCAAGAACTTCTTCAGTTATAGGATCAATCATAAGATCATAAAAGTTTTCAAGACCATCCGCTTTAATTCTACCACCAAAATTATCCAAGAATTCTAAATACATCTTTCTATCATCTATACTAGATAATGAGAATGCAGAAGTAGGACAATCTTTAAGTCCATTTAAAAGCAAAGATGATTCATATGATAATTCGTAATAAATATATCCATCAGAGAATTTAATATAATCATATTTAAAATCTAATTTTTCTTCTCTTGTAAGCTTATCCTTTAATTCATATTTAATTTTAGCTTTATCAAGTGTCCTTCTAAGACCTTCATGATATGCACAAATTACTACAGTAGGAATTTTGGCAGCCATAAGACTACAACGAGAATAAGCACAAGATGTAAGAGAAGTATTAGATTCTACTGCTTCTATAAAAGCTGTATCATTGAGTTTATATAATAAGAATGAAATAAACATTTCTGTATCATTCATATCAAAATATATAACTTCTTTATTTATTTTATCATAGCCAACTGGAACACCTAATTTAGGATCAATATCATAAGTAGATCTAATTTCATCTTGATTGAAATATATAATAATTTCATCGGTTTCAATTTTAGAATAAATATTAGTTAAATCTATATAATCCATAGGAAGATTATACTTAGAACTAATCTTTTTATTATTACCTTTTATGAATTTAATCTTTCTACCAGTATACTTGTTTGCAGCTTTTATAAATTTAGATACATTAGGAGAAGATTTACCAACAATAGAGCCATAAATTTGTACAAATATTTTATTATAGTTTGTAACTATTTGACACTCTTGCTCATTAGTTTTTACTATAGGCATATTAAAGAACTGATTTTGAATAGTTCCAGGATTTCCTCTAAGCAAGAATCTATTATCTTTCATTATAGGAATATCAAGTTTTACTGTAAATCTTTTTCCTCTATAATCTTCATAATTTACTGTATATAATTGAACTCTATCTTCTGATGTAGAATTATCTTCTGAAGTTATTTCTTTTATAACCATAGGTCTTATACAATCTTTAAAAGAATTAAAAGCATTTATTATATCTTTTTCAAGATTATATGTTTTATCAAAATTAACAAACTTAAGATTCTTCCATTCATCAGCATTTGGAGAAGCTACATTAATATCTATTGAAGGAATCTCTTTAGGTTTAGCTTCAATAATATCTTTTACAGTTTTACCATTAACACTATTATTTAATAGATTTTTCTCCAGTTCAGACATTCTAGCTCTTCTATCATCAGATATAACAACTTCATCATTTTGCTCAGCATTATCAAGATCTATAAGAATATTTCTAATTTCTTCATCATCCATATAATCCAAAGCATCATCTTCTGATGTAGTATTATCTGCTGCTTGTACAATACTATTAGCTAATTTTTCAAGATCTTTATCCGTTTTTATCTTAGCATCTACAATAGTATCTTTTTCTGTAGTATTTTGAGCCATCTTAGAAGTAATTGGTTCAGGATCTACTTTCTCCTCTTCATCCTTTATTTTTTCAACCGCTTTATTAACTTTAACAGTTTGAGCTTTTACAGCTGCTATTGTAGGTTTAATAGGTTTAGATGTTATACTATTAGCTTTTGCAGCCATTGCAACTCTAGGAGTAAGATCTATCCCCTTATTAATTTCTATTTTATCTACTATCTTAGCCGCTATTACCTCAGATGAATCAGTTTCTGCAGAAGTATCTATATCTTCTACGTCAAATTCTTCACCTTTGCAAATTTTAGTAATAAATAATTTAAATTTCATAGAAAGTTTCTTAGCATCTTTATCTTCTAATCTAGAGAAATTAATTTTAAAATATCTAGAATCTCCTATAAAAATAATATCATTATTACCAAATATTTTTCTAAGCCTATTTGGTTCGTTTCTAAACATAAACCAATATATAGCAGATATAGGATTTATATTAATTCTAAAATTCCATAATGAAGCATTATGGAAAGTATCATAATCTTTTATAGGAATAAATATAGTTTTCTTATTATAATAAGTATCTATATTACTTATAGATTTGACCATAAGTCTTTCCAAGAAATCCATATAAAGATTTAATCCTCTAAATGATTTCCATATATTATTTTGATTAAATATATCATGATAATAAGAAAGATCTATATAAAGATTTCTCATCTGATATTTCTTTATTTCTGGAAATGTATATTTAATAAATGGACAATCAGATTTTACTTGATCGAATTTAACAAGAAGATTTTTTCTTTGTCTAATTCTAGAATTATACAATAATCTTCTTAATTGTGCATCATTGCTAGCATCTTCATTGATAAACATTAATCTATTACCAATAGTTAATCCTTCAGATATAAAATCTGAATTAACTTTAGCAAAAGAATCCTCTCTTAATTCCGACACTATAGATCCACATTCATTACAAATAAATGTATTGCCATGCAATCTAATATTAGATGAACCGCAATTACATGTGAGATTATAAGGATTTACTTGAGCATCTTCTTGTATAGGAATATCCCAAGTAAATTTACAATTATTACATGTATATGAATCATCATTAATGATAATATCTGAAGATCCGCATTCGATACATACAACTGAACCTACAGCAGCTTCGTTGGTGGATTTATAATATTTACTAAATCTATTTTTATCACCAACTTTTACATCTGTTATATTGAATTTCTTCATAGCTTTAATAATATTTTTAGCTAATTCTTCTTCATCTTCTTTATCTACATAATTAAAGAATTTTATAGCAGATCTAACATGAGCTTCTGTATCTAATGGATATTTTCTTTTGCTGGGAATACCAAAAGCAGAATCAGGAAGTTTATTCCTCTCAGCTGCAGTCATTTCCATAATATATGCTTCTTCAACATCTTCTTGATCAGCTTCATCATCAATAATTCCTTTAGAACTAACAAGATAAGAAATATCCCTTTGCATCCAATAAGATTGATATCTTAATTTATTTACAAATAAAGGATGATTCATTAACTTTTTAGATGATTCGTAATTAGGAGTAAGTAATAAAATCGCACATTTCTTCTTTTTATTCTCTATATGAGTTGGAAGAAATGTAGGAGTTTTATAAATCTTCATATCTTTCATCTTATCTATAAGAATCATTATTGTTTCCTCCTTTATAATTTTTAACATTATATAGGTGTTCTCCTTATATATTAATAGCAAAAATTAATTTTATAAACAATAATATACTATAAAAATAATAATCAGATGGCAATGATTATTAAATAAATATAAAGGAGATTGAAATAAATGTAAAGGCCAAATGACAAATTAAATGTAATATTATAAAGGAGATTGATAAATGTATGAGGAAATTTATATTTTAGATGGTGCTACATCTGGTATTGTAGCAGTTAAACCAGGATCAGACAAGATTATTAATCTAGATAACAATTGTAATGATACATCTATGTTTAGAAATAAAAATTTATTAGAAACGTCATTACATAGATCCAAAATTAATAAATATGATTTAGGATTTATTCTAGATGATAATTTTATACCGTACTCAAAGGTACAACAAATAAGCTATGATGTTTTTCAAGCAATTATAGATGATAATATTGTAGATATTATTCCAACTTTTAGAGAAAAAATATTAAAAGCTGGATATTTTTCTTTTACTAAAGATCCTAATAGTAGACTAGATTATAAAGAAGGAAGAGAACTCAATAAAACTTTATATAATATAGTAAAAACTTCAGCAGCTTATCTTTTAAAGAATGGAACTTTTAAGAATAGTTGTGTTGATGCTTCATTTACAAATGTAGTATCTGGTATTAGTCCTATGAAATATGAAATATACGATAATACTACGACTATGAGAATTATGAGAGGATTTGAACTTGTAAAAGTAAATGAATATAGAAAGTATCTTGGAGAAAGGGTGTTACCTTTTATGAATGATAAAGATAAATATAAGAATATTTATTTTTGTTTTACTAGAGATATTAATGAATTTAAAAACGATAAAGAGTATCAGGAAATTGCAAACGATATAATAGTTAACATGCTATCATATATACAAACATATTATGCAGAATTTGAACCGAAAATTAATATGGTTAACTTTTATCATTCAATACAATTATAAAAGGAGGTGAGTAAATGATACTTAAAACAAATATGGAAACATGTTATTTTTATTCCGATGATACGAATGAAAAAAGTGATAAGTTCATTGAATCACCAAATTTAAAATTATATTATAATGGAAATATAATAGATGTAAATTTAGATTCAAGAACAAATGTTATTGTTGGAAAGAACGATAACGGTACTACATATGTTGTAGACGATGGGTATAGAAATGTACTTTTAAGAGCAGGATATATTGTATATAAGAATTATGACGAGATTCAAGTTGTAGATAAGAATGATGGACCTAAGATTAAAGATGAATTAATAGATACTTTATATCAAGCAATCAATAATTCATATCCAGATTATATAGATAATATAAATGATTTATTTAATGGATACGAGATAGAAAAAGAAGGTTATAAGTTTAGTATATTTTTATATCATAACGTAGACATAGTGAAGAAAAATCAAGAAAGAAAAATCAATGGCTTACAGTTCTATCCATTTGATAAGAGAATGGACAATTATGGAACTTTGTATATAATGATTTATGCCCAAAGAATTACAAATCAAGAACCACAATTTAAAGCTAATATATTAGTTGATAATGTATTAACCAATGTAATAACTAATAGTGATGATTTAAAATTTGTTGTTATGGACATCAATAATCCATTATATTATACAAGGGGAAAGTAAAAATGAACAAAGGTGTATACAATTTATTAAAGGAATCAATTTATCATATAGAAACTCAATGTGATAAAATTACAGAAGATATTGTTAATAAAGAAGCTGAGCGATTGAGAGATAAGCTCACAGATTATCATTATCCTGTAGATTCCGTACAAGAAGCCATTATAGAATTCAAAAAGTATTTTCATAAATATTATGATAATGCAATCTGAGTTCAAAAGTATACCCAGTAAGGTTTTATTACCTTACTGGGTCAATGCTTTTTAATTATTGTTTATTTTTTCTCTAATATTATAACTTTACCATTTGTCCAAGATCCAACAATATCAAATTTATATTTACTATTTTTAGGTAGTATACTGTTAGAATAATTAATCAAAGATTCCATCATCATTATATAGTTATAATCATTTATATTAAGTTTAGGATCATTATAGAATTTACTTATATATGGAAACTTATCTTCTACTTTTGACAAATCAGTTCCCAAGAAATAATCTATTGTTGACTTTATTCCATAAAATTCTAAACTTTTTCCAGCTTCATCTAATTCTATACTCTTTAAGAAATAATATTTATTTTTATAAGGAAATGATTCTTTAGCTTTCTTAAAAGTATTCAATAGTTTTTCAAATTCTTTTATTTCTATCTTAGTTACCACTTTAAATTTTTGGCTATTTAATTTATCGCTATATATAGGCATAATGAACACCTCCACTTTCAATTAATTATATTTAAGTGAAAGTATATTAAATATAATATAATCCAAATTATTTAAATGGATTCACAATGATATAATAGGAGGTGTAACTATGAAAAAAGATATTAAAATAAATAATTTTGAAGATGATATTAAAGATGTAGAAAAGACAAAGAAGAATTTTTTATGGGTACAAGAATTTTCTAAAAAAATAATTGTAGCTTTGTTTTTAATGTATTTGCTATATAATTTGGTAGCTATAGTAATACTATCATATCTTACATATCGTGGTGAATTAAATGGATTTGAAACATTAACCACAGAAATTAATGAAACTTTTAGACTTATAGTTGGAGGGTATTTAGTTAAGGCTGGATTTGAAAACATTACAAAGATTGGTGGAAATTATTATGATAACGTAAATAAAATAAAGCTCGCCAAATTAAGAGAATCTCAAGGATTACAAGCTATAAATGAAGATGATGATTTTAATTCAGATACAAATTCCAGCACATATGAGGAATCTTTTGGTCCTGGAGATTTATCTTAAATATCAAAACTAGGAGGAAGAGAAAATGCCATTAGATACTGTTCCTGTAGAAAGTATTACAATTGATAAAAAAGATATTTTAATACATACAAATACAACTAAAATTTTAACAGCAACTGTATTTCCTGAAGATGCTGATGATAAAACTATTATTTGGGAATCAGAAAATCCAGAAATAGCAATAGTCGAACCAAACGAAGAAGGTAGTAATACTGCCATTATTTATGCATTAAATTTAGGAGATACAAGAATATTTGCTAGATCTAATTATGATCCAGAAAATATTTATGATATATGTGATATAAGTGTTGTAGATGCTCAAACAATTACAGATATTATTTTAAATAAAGAAGAGCTTATAATAGAGAAAGAAAATACAGAGCAATTAATAGCAACAGTTATACCAGAATCTGCACCTCATGATCCTATAACATGGACATCGAGTAATACAGATATAGCAGAAGTAGATCAAAATGGAAACGTAATAGCTAAAACTCCAGGTGAATGTACAGTAACAGCTTCGGTTATGTCTATTAGAGAACTTTCTGCTAATTGTCAAGTCAAAGTAGTAATATATCCAGAAAATATATCATTAAATTATTCAGAAATAACACATATTATCAATGAAACAGAGATAGAAGACTTAGAAGTTTCATTTGTTCCAGAAGACTGTACAGAAACTTCAATAGAGTGGAGTTCTAGTGATGAAAATGTAGTTATATATAATGGGTATATAAATTATATAAATGGTGGTAGATGTGAATTAACTGCAAAAGATGTAAAAGATCACACAGCTAGTTGTATATTTAACGTATATACTAGAGCGCAGAAACCTCAACCACCTGTGGCTGAAACTATTGAGGAAAGGTCTATAGTTTTATTATCTTATCCCAATATGCTATATTCTATAGATTCTGGCGAAACCTGGCAGGATAGTAATGTTTTTAATAATCTAGAACCAAATAAAAAATACTATTTCTGTCAAAAAATTAAAGATCATGATTATGTTAAAGAATCTGCAAAATCCGATTTTGCCGAAATAAGAACAAAAGATATTGTTCATGTAGAATCTGTTGAACTCAATGCTCATGAAATTAGTATAAATTTAGACACCGAATCAGATACATTTCAATTTGAAACAACAGTTTTGCCAGAAAATGCTGAAATAAAAGATGTTTATTATAGTTTGGATAATACTAGTATAGGATTTGTGGATTCTAACGGTACATTTAGAGCTATTAATTATGGAGAATGTACTGTAACTGTAACTTCGATAGATGGTAAAAAATCCGATACTTGTGATATAACTATATCTAAAAAATGGGAAACACCATCTGCTCCTATAGTCACAGATTTAACCACAAATTCAATGACAGTAATTACCGATAATCTTACTGTATTTAGCTTAGATGGTGGTAATGTTTGGAAACCAGGTCCAGTTATTACTGGTTTAAAACCAAAAACTCAATATAATATAGTATGTAAAACGCTAGCAGATGGATTAAGGAATGAATCGAACATATCTCCTAAAACTTTTCTGATCACCCCAGAAAAAAATCCAATAGAAACAGATCCAAACCCTACAGGTATCACTTTATCTGCACATAATTTGGAATTTGATCTAAATGGTAATACTTATGCGACATTATTATACACTGTAGTACCATTAGGTACAACAAAGAATAATGTAATATGGTATACAGACGACAGTTCAGTTGTATCTATTAATTCTGGTGGTGAAATTAATGCTATTGGAACTGGAAAAGCAACCATATATGTAAGAACAGTAATAGATGGAAGAGTTGATACATGTGTATGTACTGTATATAGAATAAATCCTAGACCACAACCACCAATTGCTAAAGAAGTAGGTGTGCATAGTATAGAACTTGAACATTATCCTGGTTGTGAATATTCTATCGATGGTGTTCATTGGACATCTAATACTTTATTTGACGGATTAAATAAAAATACATATTATACATTATATCAAAGATATAAAGATATTAATGAATATGAACCAGCTAGTGAATCCTCTTATGGTTTAACTGTAAAAACTCTTACTGATGAAACTCCAGGAGGAGAATCAGAAAGCGGATATACTTGGGGACAAGAAGTAGAATGCAATGATATTCCAGTATATTGTTCACCATTTGCTACAAAGTCTTCATTTAAGATATCTGGTAAATATTATATATTTAATCTTATTGAACGTAAACATAGAATACGATTAACAAAAATACATGATTACGTTGGTGTATATGGTCATGCTGTAGGATGGGTAAATATAGCAGATCTTAAGTTAATTGAAAATGTAATTTATATAGGTGATAAGGTTATAGTTAATGGAGATATTAATATTTATGCCGATGGTTCAGGAATATCTATACATGAAGATGAACAAGTTATGTATGTAACAGATATTATTGAAGGTCAGGAATATTGTTATGGTGTAACTTCAAAACCTGGATTAAACCGTCAAGGATTTGCTAGAGAAGATCAAATTGTAAAGTATAAAACTATAGTAATTTAGTGATAAAATTATAGGAGATAAGGTGAAAAATCCTTATCTCCTTTACTCTTTTATACAAGAAAACATTTATATAATAACTTTCAATAATAGAAATTTTGAAGAAAGGAGGTTCATCTCTTATGGCTATTACAATACCAACATATGTTAAAAATTTGGGCAAATCATTAGGATACATCGGCTCAGATGTATTTTCATCTTATGCTCCAACGATGGCATCTTTAGCAAAAACAACTAAAGAAGCAACATCATCTACATATCAAGCTATAAAAGATTTTACTAGTAGCTCAGGTTCATCTGATTTTTCTTTTAAAGGAATTACATCTAAGGGTGGAGAACTGGCTAGTAATATTTGGAAGAATACTATAGATGATATCAAAACTGGTAAGCTTTATAATAAAGAAAGACAAGATGCCCTTGATAGTGAAATGATGAAGGGCATGGGATTTGATTTCGATTTTGATTTCGATTTAGATGATTGGGGAGATGAAGATATAACTGATTCTGATGATGAAGCCAAAGCTCAAGTTGCAGCATCAGTTGAAGGATCAAAAGCTATTATAAATGCTGTAGATGCAATGGGTAGAGGAATGACTGCATCTATCAATAATGCAACAGTTGAATCAGCATCTTATATAGCAGCTTCAGCCAAAGAAGATAGCCTTGCTTTATTTAATCTTAATAAAGCTGGATATGCCTCTATAAATAAAGCTCTTATGAGCGTAAATGATAGTATAAATAATTTCTCAAAGATAGGCGAGCCTCTGACAGCACATATGCAAAATAGTTATGCTTTCTTCTCAAAAGCAGAAACTAGTTTACATAATATAGAACAATCATTAAAACAGATAGAGAAGAATACAACTCCTATATCTGCATTAAATTCTAGAAGTGCTAAGAAAGTTAGAAGTTTATCTGACGTATTTACCGATGATGGTGGAATAGACTTTGGAGAATTAAAAGATAGTATTAAAGAATCTGTTGAAGGTTGGAAAGAACTAGCTTCAATGTTTGGTGGTGCAGGAAAAGGTACACTAGCAAATGGTGGAAAAAATATATCACTTGCCGGAATGATTAGTAAGGGTATAGTTGAATCCATAATCCCAGATGATTTTAAGAAATCTTTAAAAGGACTAGATAAGTCTATAAAATATGGATTACAAGCTGGTCTAGCAAAAATGGGCGGCGGTAATTCTGGAAACTTTTTAATTGATACATTAGCTGGTTTTATTATGCCAGAAACAGGCAGAGATAAAAGATCAGTTGGTACTAAATTTGAGAAGGGACCTGTAGCTTGGGATGGAATCGCTAGAAAAGCATTAGTTGATGTCATTCCAACAACATTATTGGAAATATATAGTGCTTTAACCGGTGCACCTTCACAGAGATATGATTATAATAATGGAAAATTTATAAAAACTAGTTCCATTCAAGGTTTATTTCAAAAAGATAAAGAAAAAAAAGTAAAAGATTCCGCAGAGGACTTTTTAGATGAAATAGAAAATAAGCTGGCTTCCAGAAAAGGTATGTCTCAAGAAAAAAAGGATAAGATGATGGAAGAAGCTTATAAATATTTTGAAAAGGCTTTTGATACTGGTGATTATAATATCTTTAAAGAAGATCATGGAATAGATCCTGAAGCTTATAAAATAATTAGAAATATTGCTATAAAGAGTTTAAGAAGCAATGATAGGGAAAAAAGAACCTTATTAAATAAAACTGTAGCAAAATCATTAGAAGCAAATGCAGAATATGCAAATTTTCTTAGATCCGAAGAGGCTAGCGGATCTAGTATATATACTGCTCTTAATAGTGGATTTAATGCTAAGAAAAATACTGCCGGTATAGGTGGTATGATAGGACTAGATAAATTTGGCCATGATTATTATTTCTATCTTCAAGGGATTTGGCAATTTACTAATTTTATCGCTAATAATTTAGGTATTATTGGTGGAGGTGGAGGTAGTAAAAAACAAAGATTAAAAGCAGCTGCAGATCTCAAATCTCAATCAATGCCTGTAATACCAGTTGATACTGTAACTTCTGGCGAAAGAACTACAGAAGAATCTAATACTCATGTTGGTGGATATTATGATGATGAAAACATCGAAAATGACAAAGAAGATAAAAAGGATAGGCTCAAAAAGCTTATAGGTGGTTTTAGTGATAAAACCAAAGAATTTATCAATAGCGTTTTTGGTACTCATTTAACACCAGGTCAATACGCATCTGTTCAGATAATGGATTCTATTTCTAATTCTATAAATAGATTATTATTTGGTACTAGAGATGATGCCAGTGATGGATTAATGGGTTATATGTTTAAGAAAACCGAAGAATTATTTGACAATGCTAAAAAATGGTTTAAAGAAAATGTTATCGATAAATTCAAAAACTGGTTTATGAATAAAATCGGCAATAAAGTCAAAGATAAATGGAATGAATCTCAATGGGTTCAAGGTACTAAAGATAGACTTAAAGAGATCAAAGATAGTGCTCTTGGATCTGTAAAGAAAGTATTTATCGGAAACGATGGTTCAGATAACGGTACAGCTGCTTATGGTCGTAAAGTTACAAAGACAGGTATAGTTACTGTATCTGAAGGAGAACTTATTATACCTTCTGAATATAATCCATTTTATCATGGTACTACAAATAAAGCTTCTCAAATTGCTAATGAAATGCGAATTAGTGGCGGTAGATACCCAATGTATGCTTTAGGGGATATACCTGGTGGAGGATTAGGAAGTTTACCATCCGGAGGATTGGGAACTTTATCTAATGATGGAGGGCTAAATGCTAAAACCTTTTCAATAAAGAATAAATTGCACATATATAAGAAAAAGAAACAAATAGAAGATAATTCTATATTTGGTATTTTATTCCATGCTGCAGATGGTGTATTCGATAAAGCTAAAGAAGTTACCGATGAAATATTTGATAAAAAGAAAATGGAGAAAGATGAAAAGAAATTCTCTGATAAAATTACTGATATTATCGGTGACATTGGTGGTGCTAAAGGTGATATTGGTGCTGGAGCTGTAATTGGTGGTTTAGGAACCACTTTAGTTGGAATAAATCCATTATTTGGTGCTTTTATGGGGGCTGGACTTGGATTTATGTATAAATCTAAATCTTTCCAAGATTTCTTATTTGGTAAAGAAGATGAGAATGGTGAAAGAAAACATCAAAAAGCTTATGACTTTATGATGAGAGAGGTTCCAGCTATTGGTAAAGGTGCCGGATTCGGTATGGCTGCTGGTGTATTTATGGGATCTCCTATTTTAGGTGCATTCTTAGGTGGTGCTACTGGATTTATGCTTAGCAATGAGAAATTTCAAGATTTCTTATTTGGTGAAAAAGACGAAAATGGTAATAGAAAAGGTGGAGTTCTTGCTAATAAGATCTTTGAGAATGTAGACAATACTTTCCATAATATTGGAAATAAATTATCTAGATGGTTAAAGGATTTAGGTAAAGGAATCAAAGATAAAGTTACAGGATTAATAGATAATCTTAAAGAAAAATCAAAAGATCCTAATAGTGGTTTCTTTACTAAACTTATTGGTGGTGCTTTAAATCTTGGTGGAAAAGCACTTAGATTACCATTTAATATTGCCAGTGGAATAACTGGGGCAATTGATACTAAAATAGCTAAAGGTAATCTTAAAGGTGGTTATAGCACTTATAATAAAGCCTGGAATAGAAATATGACCGCCGAAGAGAGAATTAAAACTAGAAGTAAATTTAAAATAAAAGCTAATGATTTTGATAATTTTGATAAATTCTTGGCTAGTTTAAAGAATTATAAAGAATTAGAGAATTATAAAGAATTAATCAATACAATTAAAGTAGAACCAGATGGTAGCGAAGAACAACAAGCTGCTATAAATTTACTTGTTAATGATCCTAAATATAAAGAATTTGTTGGCGATACATCTGCGAAGAAATTAGCTAAATTCTTTAAAAAGAATGCTGGTAAGCTTAGTGATCTTATGAATGATGAATCTAAGCGAAAAGGAATGAGCAAAGCTGATTTGGAAGAAGCTAGAGAAGAAAAGAAGCTCACTATTCTTGATAGAATTAGAATACTTGTAGAATCTTTAGTTACTCATAAAAATCCTGAAGATATTGCTAAAGAATCTGACAAAGGAAATCAGAAAAAAGGTTATCATCTTAAAGCGAATCAGATAAAAGGTTATCACCTTAAAGGAAAATCTTCAGATAATGATACAAATGAAACAGATAAAGAGAAATCTTCAGATAATGATATAAATGAAGAAGTTTCTGAAGAAACAGAAACTAGTGGTTTTGATAAAGCTCTAAATAGTATTAATACTATGAGTAATAAAAGATTTTCCGAAAATGGTCAAGAGACCATGGAAGCTCCAGATACTGATACTGGTAAAGTAATAAAATGGATTAAAAACTCAAATGGTAAATGGAACCTTCAGAAAATGGACAAAGATACATATGAATCTACTAAGAAAAAGAGTAAATTCATGGAAACGATTTCAAATATTCCTGGAGCTATAAGAGGGCTTGGTAGTAAAATCAAAGAAGCTCTTTTTGGTAACGGAGATGATAAAGAAGGTCTTTTTGGAAAAGCTAAAAAATTCTTATCCAAAATTGCCAACAAAATCATTAAACCTCTTATAGGTGTAGCAGCTGCAGTTTTTGCAGTATATGCTATATTTAAAGGATTATTTGGTGGACAGAATTCTTTTATAAATAAATTTGTAAATAAAATAGGTGGTGTTCTTGGATTTGGTAAAGCCTCAGATAATCCATTTGATAATGGTGGAACAAAAACTCAATTCCAAGATGCTGAGGGAAACATATTATCAGCCCAGACTGACGAAAATGGTATTACTAATTATTTCAACGAAAATGGTGAGATGGTAGATCCAAGCAATGTTCAAAGAGTTCGAGCCGGAACAGATACTTTGATAACTAGATTTAGAAAAACCAGTTTAAGGCAGTTAGTTACAGGTAAACCTATAATTGCCGCTAAAGCTCTTAAATTAGGAGTTTCTAAAGCACCTATAATCGGTAAAAAACTAGTAGCAGGTGGAGAAAAAATAGCTTCAAAAGTTGGAACCTTAAATTCATCTCTTGGTAAAGTTTGGGGACAATATACAGATGATGCTGCTAAAACATTAGCAAAAAATGCAGATGAAATTGTAACCAATAAAGAAATCTATAAATTAGCTGGTGAAAACTTTGGTAAAGATTTAACAGAAATTATGGAATCATCAAATGGTCCTATAATGGTTAAAGTTAGAGAATTCTTAGAAAGTGCAGCTAAGCATGTAGATGATCTTCCAATTCCAGCTGGTGTAAAGAAAGTTCTTCCAAGTTTATATGATGATCTTGCTGAAAATATTGGAAAAAATGCTGGAAAAATAATGTCCAAACTTGGTCCAGCGGCTAAAAATATTTCAGATGCTATACCCGTAATAAATGTAGTAATGATGGTTGCAGACTTTGTTACTGGTTATGAAGATGCTAGAACAACATTGGGGATTACAGCCGAACCTTCCATACCTCAGAGAATTATTTCAGGTTTGATTAGATTCCTTAAGAATCTTATTCCAGTAGTAGGTCCATTTATTCCTGATGATTTAATTGTTAATGTTGCTTGTAAATGGATAGCTCCAGTGTTTGGTCTCAAAGATAGTGAATTAATGAAACAAAGAGACGAAGCTAAGGCTGAAGTTGCAGCTTATAATGCAGAGCATGGAACCAATTATAGTGTAGCTGAATATAATAAATCTGTGCTAAACGACTATACATTTACAGAAAGAATAGGTAATACTTTTAAAACAGCTAAGCAACAATTATCTGACAAGAAATCTGCTATAGCTCAAGCCTATAAAAGTCATGGTGGTGGATTGAAAGGTGTCGGTTATGCATTTGATGAAATTTCTGGATTCAGTAAAATGATGAATGCATATAATGAAGCTGGTGGTGGATTAAAAGGTATATGGGAAGCTAACATGGCTTTCTTTAGTAATATTCCTGGAAATGAAATCGGCACAAAAACAATGCAGTTAGCAAAATATGCATTTACAGGCGATAAAGCTTTCTGGGATAAAAATAATTCAACCCTAGATGCTTTTAAAGATAGCTCTGCAGAAAACGGGGTTAAATCTTCAATATTCTCAAAATATATTGGTAGTTTGCCTTTCCAAACAATGAAATTTACACTTACACCTATAGCTGCAATAACTACAGCTGGTAGAAGTTTATTTGAGAAAATTGCAGAAGGTTTTAAACCTGTTAAGGAAGACTATAATAATTTTAAATCATATTTAAGTATAATGCTTAAAGGTGATCAAGAAGGCGAAGTTGCTACCGGAGAACAAGCACAATATAAAGCTACATCTGCTCTTGCACCAGTATTCAATTTTGGTGCCAAAATTATAAAGATTGCTTCTGTGCTTAAAAATCTTGTCAATAAGGTTACAGGATATATCAGTGCTCTTACTGGTGGACTTATTGGTGGAGATGAATCTGTTATAGCAAAACTTTCTAAAGGTGATATTAGTGGAGCCGTTTCTGACATTACTACTAATATTGCTACTAAAACTACTGCTGGTAAAATGATAACCACTGGTGTTAATATGGTTAAAGGTGCTTGGGCTTGGTTAACCGGAAAATCAAGCACTTCATCGGAAGCTTCTTCTGGAGCGGGTTCAGGATTAGCAGTAAATAATTCTAAATCGACTTGTACAACATGTAATAGCGCTTTCCAATCACAATTAGATCCTAGATATAAAGATATATCATTTGGTGGTTCTACAGTTGGCGAAGCTGGTTGTGGACCTGCTGTTGCTGCGATGGCTTCTGCTTCAATGGGCGGAAATCTTGATATGACTACAGCTATTAATAAAGCTAGAAGTTATACAAATAATGATGGTACATCTGCTAAATATTTTGAAGATACATTAAATGCATCTCCATTAAATAATACGTCTACTGTTAAATCTGCTCTCGAATCAGGAAGACCAGTCGTACTACTTGGTAAAGATCCTTCTAATAAGAGCAAAGAAAATTCGCCATTTGGACCTAATAATCATTATGTATTAGCTACAGGTATGAAGAATGGTAAAGTATTAGTTAATGATCCAGAATCCAATGGACCAAAAGTATATGATCAATCTATACTTAATAAATCTAATTATAATCTTACTTTCGGCGGATCGTCTAGAAGAAGAGGCCGTGGAGGATTTGATTCTTCATCTGCAGATGCTCAGCAAATTTGGGCATATTTGACCACTAAACAAGGATATACTCCTCAAGGTGCTGCAGGTATAATGGGTTGCTGGGCCGAAGAGTCTAGTCTTAATCCTAATACTATCGAAGGCTTCTATTTACCAGGATACCCTGGAGATGAAGCTGTACGTACAACAAGTGGACTTAATGATTTTACGACAAATGTATTATTTCCAGCGTATTCAAGTTCTGGACTTAATATAGATAAATCTGCATATAAAGGTACAGATGGTAATTATTATCCTGGATTTGGTCTAGCACAATGGACTGGACCAAGAGGGCAATCTCTTCATGAATATTCAAATACATCTGGATCTGATTGGTTTACACTTGATAATCAGTTATCATATTTCTCGTCAGAAATGGCTGGATTATATTCTGGTACCGATAGTAAATTAAAAAATGCAACTGATGTTGATCAAGCCACAAAAGATGCTATGAATGGATATGAAGGTAATAATATTAGTTCTTTCTTGGAGAAACGTAAACCTTGGGCTAATCAAATATATAATGCTTTCAAAGATTCTAACTATACATATGATGGATCTGCATCATCAAGTAGTAGCTCATCCTCGACAAGCAATGACGAATCTACAAATACTGCAGAAAGTAGCTCATCTTCTGGCGGATTATTATCACAATTATCTACTATATTTGGTTCATTAACTAATATATTTGATATAAGTAATGGATTTAGTATGAATAGCGATTCATCTGGTACATCTAATAGTGATTCGGGTACAACTAAAACAGGATATAAAGCCAGAGCTAATTTCAATAATGGCAATGGTGCTCAAGCTGCTGCTAATGCTGCTAGTAATGAAATCGATTATGCCGAGTCTGGTAATAATATTACTAAATTTGGTGCTTGGTCTGGATGTAATGGACAACCTTGGTGCGCTGCATTTGCTGCATGGGCTATTGCTCAAGCATTTGATGGTTCTAAAGATAAAGCAGTTGAAGCTCTTTATAATTGTAGTAATGTAAACTATACACCAACTCTTACAGATACATTCAAAGCTAATAATGCTTGGTATCAAGAACCAGAAGTTGGAGATGAAGTTATGTATGGAAATCCAGGGCCTTACCATGTTGGTATTGTTACTTCTGTTGATAAAGACGCCAAGACATTTCAATCAGTTGAAGGAAATAGTAGCGACAAAGTTCAGCTTAAAGATCACTCAGGATATCTTGAAGGTGATGTTATTGGATTTGGTAGACCGGATTATTCTGGAGCTACAACTAATATTACATTACATAACCGTAACTCTACTATAGCTGTTGATGGTGATTCTACCGATTTCAAAGCTACTGGTTCTGGTCTTAGAGGAGGATCTTCTGGATTACTTAGAAAAGCAGCTCCATCTAGATTTGCGTATGGTTCTATGAAAGGACAAAGATTTAGATTTGGTGGGGCTTCCGGATTAGCCTCAGCAAATAGATTTAGTTCTAATAGTAATGCCATGAAAACTTCTGTTACAAATACATTATCTAGTATTAAATCTAGTTTAACCAAGTCAAATGGTAATATAAGCGGTGTAGATCCGTCACTTGTAGCAGAATTATTATCTTCTATTACATCATTACTTAATAATATTGCTAATAATACAGCTCCTACAGAGCGTATTTATAATGCACTTACTGAATATATTGATTATATTAAAGGCAATAAAACAAGCTCATCCAGTTCAAGTTCAAATGAACAGGTAACTATGCCTAGATCTAATGATGAAATCGATTCTAATTTAGCTGGACTCGTGAGTACACTTGCTGCTATTGCTAAAGGATAATACTATGTGGGGCTAGTTATATACTAACTAGCCCCAACTTTTATATAATATTAAAAATAAAGGTGGTGAGAAGATTGCCTATATCAAACTATACTACAGTAGATGGAGAATCCACTACAACAAATACATCTGGAACTAAATATGCATCAATAACAATGAATGATATATCAGAGAATAATGCAAATACTCTTGTATCAAATATGATGACCAAGACTATAAATGGCATTGAAGCATTACCATATCAATTTATGCCAACTGTAGATACAAGATTATCAGATACTGGAAAATCTAGTGCAGAAAGTATGATAGGAAGAAAATATGCTGAAAAAATAATGGGCAGACTACCATTATTATTTTTAACCCCATGTCATCCAGAAGCTTTTGCTGATTTTGATGATAATGATAAAACTACTATTGCTAATGCTTTATTAGGTGGAGCAACTGAAGGATATGAGGACCTCCTTAGTGGAGATGGAAGATATTATAATGTAACTTATGCTTACGATGAATATTTTAGATATTTTAATTGCATGATGTCAGCTGTAGCTGTATTTCTAAATATGTACGATACAGTTGTACCAACTCTTACCGGAAGTGCTACTAAAAAACTCGGAGAGTATGATTGGTCAAATGAATTAAACGATGACCTTAAGACATTTTTTAGTGCTAAAGAAAATTTAGTATTTTATGTAGATGGATTTAACTCAGTATCAGAATCATTTTCAAATGATACCACTGAATCTTCTATAGCATCTCAGATCAATTCAACTTCCGATACTGCTAATGAATTGAATTTCTTATTAGCAGGTAATAACAGTGCACTTGCAAAGATAGCAGATAATGTTACAGATGCAGTATCTTCTGTATCGAGTGCACTTTCCGGTCTCTTAGGAGAAGTAGGTGGTGGAATAATAGGATCATTATCTGATACAGGTATCAATACGTTAGTAAATGGTGGAAAAATCGTATTTCCGCAAATTTGGTCAAATTCGTCATATTCTAGAGATTATACATTAGATCTAAAATTAAGATCACCAGATCATGATTCTTTATCTATATTTTTAAATGTAATTAAACCATATTGTAAAATACTTTGTTTGTGTTTGCCTAGAGTAATGGAGCACGAAGATCATTATAATATTAATGGTTATATGAGTCCTTTCTTAGTAAAAGCGTTTAGTAAAGGTATGTTTAATATAGATATGGGAATTATATCTTCTCTGAGTGTAACCAAAGGAGCAGAATGCCAGTGGAATGATGATGGTCTCCCTACACAGATAGATATTTCTATAACAATAACAGATTTATATTCATCGCTCGCTATGTCAGGATTTGAATCTACTGGATTGATTGGTAATCCTTTTAAAGGCGCACAGCAAATTTGGAAAATAGTTAATAATACCGCTTATATGGATTTTTTAGCTAATATGGCTGGATTAAATGTAGGTACTATGGCTATAGGTAGAAGGGTTCAAATGTTCAAATACCTTACAGAAACATCATTAGTACAATATAAATCTAGAAAATATACACAATTTGAGCAAGCTATCTCTAGAGTTATGGGTAGATTGTATGAAACATTTTAATAAATTAGATACTAGTAGTTTAAGTACTACTAGTATCTTTTTGGTAATTTTATATTATAAATTAAACTAAAAAATAATCTTATTAATATAAAAGGAGGCAAAATATGAGTATAAAACACTCAAAAATAAATGCTCCTTTAAGTTTTGATGAAATCAATAAAGAAGTTTCTTTTACGGTTCCAGGCAAACCATTCGGTAAACAAAGACCCAGAATGTCAAGAAGGGGCAAATTCGTTACTACGTACACTCCAAAAGAAACGGTAGAATATGAAAATCTTGTAAAATTATCTTATTATAATTCTGCTGAAGATACTAAATTAAAAGGTGCCATAAAAGCAAAAATTAAAGGTGTATTTCCTATACCATCTAGTGTTTCAAATAAACAAAAGGAGAAGATGATATCTGGAGAGATTAAATACACAAAGAAAATAGATTGTGATAATATGGCTAAATGTATACTGGATGCTTTGAATAACATAGCATATGATGATGACTCTCAAGTATATGAGTTATCCGTTACTAAGGAATATGGGGAAAATCCAAGAGTAGAAATAACTTTAAAGGAGGATAACTTTTAAAAAGATGGATTTATATGCAAATAGAAAACAGATTCAAAAGATATACAATAATTCTATATATGATAATATAAAAGGAAATATATATACAGAGTTATCAGAATTAAGAATAGATAATGACTGTATAAAAAATGTATCTTCAAATATAATAAATAAAACTATAACTTTTGAATTAGAAAATGGTATAAGCGACAAGAAATTTTCAAAACTAATAGATGAAATTAAAAATACTGTAAAATCTTTTATAAAAAAGAATATATCATTTGATCAAAATAATGAAATTGAGGAGCTTATAGAATCGGGATTGTGTTATGATTCTTATTTTATAAATAAAGAAGATGGGTCAAAAACTATTATTATTCAATTATAAAATTAAACCCCTATAGGAAATTAATCCTATAGGGGTATTATTTTTATGAAAAAATTGATTCGATATATTTAGGATCGATTTTCTTAAGCTGAATAGTATTAAGTGTTTCAAGGAATCCATAAAGAACTTTAGCTGACTCTACAATGGTATCAATATCAAGAGATCCATCTTCTTCAATATATGCTTCTTTGAGATGTTCATCTCTAATAATATCTTTATTGAGATTTCTAGCAAACATTTCCATTATAGAAAGAGGTCTAGAATTAGTAATTCTATCTATTTCTCTTCTACTCATTCTAACTGCTTCCTGAGCTACAGCATCCTTGTTATTTTCTTTATCCTTCTCGCTCATATCTTCAACAGTCTTAATATTATCTGATATCTTTACAAGAAGAGCATTGATTTGTTCTTTATCCTTAGCATTATTCTTGATAAATGTTTCCTCAGCATCAGCAACTCTTTGTCTGATAAGTGCTACAGCTTTCTTTACATCTTCTTCTTTATCAAGATCATCAAGAACTTTATTATCATAATCTTCTGGTTCTGGCTCTATATCAACCTCACCATTATTATCATCATCACCATCGATCTCATCCTGATCAATGCCATCATCTATACCATCTGGCTCTACATCATTAGATGTACCTTCTTCTGGAAGCTTTTCATCCATCTGCTTTTCAACTTCATCTTCCACCTCAGGTTCAGAATCTTCATCGTCGACCTGATCAGCTTCATCTTTTGAATCTTCGATATCGTAATCTACTTCATCATCGTCATCATCATCTTTGTCGTCGTCTTTATCGTCATCGTCTTCGTCATCGTCATCGTCAGAATCTGATTTCTTTTCATCTTCCTCGAAATCGTATTCTACATCTTCCTCGTCTTCGTCTTCTTTTTTAGTAATATCGTCATCGTCTTCATCATCCTCAAAGATAATTCTCATATCTTCTCTAGCAGCTTCTTCAACAATATCACAAATTCTATTAAGAAGATAAGTCTTATCCTTACATTCTCTCATGATCTTGGATGCTCCGCCCTCATCTTCAATATATTTATCAACGAGTTCTTCTGCAAGGATTAGACCATTATCTGTAAGAGTTTCAGCTTCAAGTGCTGTTATATAAATAGCTTTTATAGCTGTAGATAATTCTGAATTTCTAGCACCTTCAATAATCTTATTTCTTTCGATCTGATTATCTATTCTAGATCTTCTTATATCATGATATTTTTTGATAAAGTCTTCGCGATTTTGAACACTTTCATTTAATTTCTTAATATCTTTCTCAGCAAGTTTGTTATTATTATCCTTAACAAATTTCATAGCTTCAACGAAAGCATTTTCTCTTCTTATCATTTGAAAATATCCTCCTTATATTGATATTATTTCAATGTGATTTATTAGACTAGTTCTATTTCTATATCAGGTATTAGATTACCATCGTTATCTAATATATTTCTAATATTGATAAATTCCGGAATAACCAATGGACTATCGTCAACTTCTATACCATTTTCATCTTTAACTTTCCAGATATGTTGAACACCTAACCAGAAATCATTATAATTCATAAATTCTATAAAGTTAACTCTATCAGAATATTCATTCATAAGTTCTGTTATCATATTTGGTGCATCCCAATTACCTGTATCATAAAGATTTTCCATATAAGCTTTAATAGATTGAGTAAGATCTTCTTTGGTAACAACATCAGAATTAGATTTAACCGAAACTCTAAATTTCATAGTAAGATCCACATGTCCTATCATTGTATTTTGTTTATCTCCAATAGAATATATAGAACTAGGACCATAAGTATTAAAGAATTTAAAATCTATATCCATATTATTTTCTAGAAGAGTTAAACAATAATCTATATAAGCTTTTCTATCATATATGGCATCAAATAAGAACTGTGCATATTGTTCATCTCTAGAGAGATAATGATAACCAACCACTGGAACTCCGATTATACCATAAGTAGTACTAGAAGTTGCAGATGATGTAATATCTATTCTGGAATTTACCATTTCTGTAAAATGCTCATATATCTGAAGACCATCATTGACTTCATATACATTCGTTACACTATATTCTGGATATACATCTGGAGCTATATCGTCAAAATCATATCTATCATATCTTACAGTTACAGTACTTTCTCCTTCACCTTTAACGAATTTGGTTAATATGTAAATCTTAGCTTTAATGCTTTCATTAAAGTATCCATAATTAGTACTCTCTTTAAATCCAGCTACATGTAGAGGGAATTCATCTGTAGAGATTATTCTTAATCTATCTTCGCTATCTAGCATATTATCTGTTTTAAGCTTAGCAAAGAATTTGAAGATATAACTATCATTGCAGTTCTCAAATTCGCATTCTACCCATCTATATGGAACATCTCCATTATATAAAACTAATATAACTTTTACATTGTTAGTTTCATTTACATATTCAGTTCCAGTCTCATAATCTTTAATAATTGATTGATTGTATGTAATATATTCGTCTGTGATTATAGATTGTGCTATAGAAAAATCGAATCTATATGTTTCATTATCCTCTAATAGTTTTCTATTAAATGTGCATCTATTAGCAACAAACTGGAATGGTGTAGTTTGATTAACCCAATCAAATTTAAAAAATTCAGATTTATTTATAACGGCTGCTGTATATCCTGTAAACAATGGGTCTGGACAAATGATTGTATTGTATATGGTTCTATAATAATAATATTCTGAAGAATAATATTCATCTGAATAAGGATCGGGAACCAAACCCTCATCAATTATTTCACCAACCATTGAATTTGGATTATATCTTATAACCAATCCAGCCGGAATTATATATTTACCACTATCATCAAGTATTATAAAATCACTATTATTATTAATTCGAAGATCAATGGTATTAGTTGGAATAATATCACCTAACTCGTCTTTAAGCAAGAAATAACCATACCAAATTCTATTAAGCTGATTATCCACCTTTTTCTTTAATACAAGTCTATTATTCTCATCATCTATAAGATTGAAATAATTATCTACATCTTTTTCTGTAGTTAATGATCCCCTGCTCATAGCAGCTTTTGGAATAAGTTTTTGTAATTGTTCCTTTGTTTTTCTATCGTTACCATTAGCAGAATCAGTAACAGCAATTACGTAAGTAGATATATTATATCCTATTTTATCTGATTTAATATCGATATAATATCCCTCAGAAGTTTTATCTACTTTTGTATATTTAAAATTACCACTAGAGCCCATGGTGGTATATGCAACTATTCTAATTGTAGAATTAAGAGCTGGGACTACTGATCTAGAATCAAATCTAATTCTTACAGTATTATCATCTAAGAACAAATACCAACAGAAATTATCTTCATTATTTATATTTTGTCCCTCGATGAAAGGAGTTAATCTTCTCTCATTACCATTAGCATCAGTAATATAAACATCGAACCATGCTAATTGATTAGTATAATCGAATATAAATGTTTTATTTTCAATCAATGAATTAGAAGTTACTTTATCTGTAGTTTCACTAATTGTGCACTGTCTTGCAATAGATTGAAAAATTACATAATTATCATTTCCAATTTTAATCACAAACGGTTGTTTAAGATATTGATTGATAATATTAGACAATTTATTTTCATTAGTCATATCATATTGAGCAGAGTATACATAATTTGGAGTATCTGGATCTGTACTGATATTATTTCTTGAAATAATTATATCATAATCAAAATGAAACTCATAAGATCCAATAAATATTGGTGCAGCACAGTCAACAATAAATTTATTATTGGTACTATATAAATCTATATCGGATACTTTAACTCCCATATTAAGCATAATCTGTGCAGGCACTGCATTTATATCAGGTATATTATTATATATAGCATGAGTTAATACATTCTTGGTCAATTGTGCTCTAGTAGGAAACATTTCATTTCCAAATTTACCAGTCATAATAACAGAAGTTTGTATCTTTTTAGATTCAGTATCTGCTAGAAATCCATAGAGACCAAGAGCTAATGTAGCTTCATTCTCATCTTCTATATATCTCTTCTGTAAATTATTCACAGATTCTACTATATCGTATATATCATTGGATATATTCCAATCTGTTTTTCCATTTGAATTTATAGTAGCCATTAGTATTTCTTGTCTCCTTTCCATTTTAATTTATATACATATCCAGTAGGACTATCTGGATTAGAATATTTCTCAACAAATGCATATTTTGCAGGTCTATAATCTCCCATTCCAACATCAGAATTATAAGTTTCGTATTGATAATATTTATCCGGATTACCAACAAATGATTTAGATAGATTGTTGAAATCCATTAATGTATCTTTTCTCATATCTTCAAAGAATGCAGCTTTAAAATTTATTGTATAAGATAATCCATTAGATAAATCTACTGTTGAGAATACTTCTCTAGGAAGATTCATGGGCATTACACCGTATAATTTGCACCAATAGATTATAGTTTCCATATCTTCTCCAACCATAAATTTATATATAGCGAATTGATCATGGAGAATCCTGTTTACTATATATCCTTGCCAAGGAGCAACGACACCATGGTGTTTAAGCGTTTCATATTCTTCATAAGCTTTAAAGAAATAATAAACATCTAACCATTTGGTGTCTTTAAACTCTAAAGCAAACTCCAAGCTATCATCAGAAGCTTCTGATGTTCCTCTATATTGGAACCCTACACCATAATTATTTACTGGAGAATCTATAACTGTACCATCCAAACCTGGAATTTCAAGATTATTCATTACTGAATTTTGCAAAAGCATATTCCATCCAGGGGAATATGAATTTTGTAGCATCCTTATTGTATTCAATCTTTCATCTCTAAGATCTTTCCAAAATGGTAAATTAATTAATCCAGGTGATAATGTATTTGAATACATTTTACCATTACTTGTTGTTGTAAATGATCCTGTTTGATCATCTCTTTTAAATATATTTAAATCTGGTTTAGTGAAGAATAAGTATTCCCTAAGATTAGTTACAGTTCCATAAGGATTATATAATCCAAATCTATAGATATTATTATAAAGATCTATTTCGCTTTTATCATAAAAATTAGATCCATGCAAAGCTAATTTGTAAAGATCACTGGTGGTTACCGAATCACCCAACCCTTTTGGTGTTGTGGACTTTTCAATATCATGTCCAACACTGCCTATTTTTCCTTCTAAGATTCTCTTTGCAGTTTCACCATCTTGATTAACAGATGTGGTGAAAGATGTATCTTGAATTTTTGATCTATCAATCTTAGCCAATTCTAGATTCCTCCTTTCTTTTTATTTTATTACAAAACCCGTAAATTATATTGATGTGGAAGTATACAAAAATATATTAAAATCATTTATAATTATATACTATACTATTAGTAATAGATACAATGAATAGATAAGATTAGCGTCTATAGAGATTAATCTTATCTGGGATTTTTAAATAATCCCCACGGTTCACCAAGAAGTTTTTTAAAAATTATTTAAAACAGTGGGAGGTATTTAAAATGGATCACAATAGAGGAGTAAAAGTAACTATAACTGATGAAGGAAAAGAAATGATACAAAATATAATACTCGGATGTATAAAGATCATAGTAACCTCGGTTTTAACAAAAGAAAACCTCGATATAATTAAGAAAGATTAATAAATCAAAAGATATAGTTAATTTCTATAGGCGCTTTATTTTTTAACATCGATATAATGATATTCTTTAAAAGGAGGTCCTATAAAGATGAAAAGTATTAATGAAGGCATTTTTAGCAATAGTGTAAAGAAAGCTAAAAATATTGTTGGTACTGTTAATAAGATCTTGAACGGAGAAAATGATGATAAATCTAGTAATTATTTGGGCGGATCAGTATCACAGTATTCTAAAAATTTAGTAATGACTTTTCCAGTATTATGTGATAATACTTTATCTCCAGAAACAGCTTCTATGATCAGTAAAGCTAATGAAAGAAATGTAACTACGATGTTACTGCTTCTTTTTGGTGCTATGAATATTGAAGCTAATAATGGTATGAAAGTTTTATCCCAGATTCATAATAATATATCTACATCAATGGATGTTTATGAAGTAATAGATAAGATGAATGATGTAGGTGGAAGATTAGATGGTATGTCTGGCGGTGCAGCTAGTGCTATGCTTCCTAAGTTTGAAACTGTTAAAGGTGAATTTGGAAAAGAATCTGAAGTTATAAGAGAAATGATTAACGAACTTAAGTATGGAAGTAATAAATCTTTTCCTGTTAGTAGCCTTTCAGAATCATCCCTTAATAGATATACTATCCAAAGGCAATATAATAGATTAGTAGTCAAAGAAGTTTCTGATAGACTTAATAATTCTGAAGAAGAGAATATGGCTATGAAAATTGCTGCACAGATTCAAGAGGTAAATGTTAAATTATTTAATATGACTACAGATGAAAAAATAAAATATCTTAATAGTCAAGAATTCATTGATGATTTAGATAAGGCTTTTAAACTGACAACAGGTGATATTACTATATCAGATGAACAGAAAGAAAGAATTATTAATGCTGCTAAAGATCAGATCATGAAAGATCTTGAGATTAAAGAAAAGATGCTTAAGAACTTCTCTATTGAAAGAGATAATGTAGTTAGACTTATGGATACAGATGTAAAGAAAGCCAATGAACTTCAACCAACAATTCTTCAAGTTAATTATTCACAGAAGAAAGAGAATGGTGATGTAGAGCTTAGAACTTTCCTTGCTGGTGTTAAGTCTAGACTTATTGCTGTAGATTCTACAGATATTGTAGAAAGACTTATTGCTAAAAATAAGACAAAGATTAATTTCCTTAATTTCATTAGAGCTACTACTGGTGAAATTGGTTTCTTTAAAGATTTCTTATTTGCTATTGATCAAGCTAAACTTGATTCAAAGAATGCAGTTAAGAAGGGTGAGGCTGCTGCTATATGGAATTGTCTTGCAAATAGAGCTGCTAAGAATAATAACAATAAACTTAAGAAACTCGGAAATGATGCTTCAGCTATAACAGTTCTTGTACTTTCACAAGAAACTGCAAATTATATGAAGAATGTACATAAGTTTGATCTTGAAAAGATTGCAAATACTAAGATGATTTGTGATGCTTATAATCTTATGGGTATTATGATCGCTGATGATTCTATAGAAGCTATTAAGACTTATTACGTTGGTAATAATGGTTATGAAACACTTGCTTATAGTTATATGGAAAAAGAGAATAAGAATAGTGATTATAAGAAGATGATTAATCTTATGGGTAAAATGAATACAAGGTAAGGAGGAAGCTTTATTATGTTTTATAATTATGATATAGATAAAGTATTAAGAGAAAATCTTGATATTTCAGATAGAGCTACTAGAAAATATCTTGTATCTCTTGATGAAGATGATAAATCTGCTGTTGCTACAGCATTAGCATCTGCATTATATGATAAAATTGTAAAGAATGTAGATAAGATTGACTTTGGTACTATTCCTAAGTCTATGGGTGATATTACTAAAGTTGATGGTTATGATAATACTGTTGAATGTCTTGATATTATCAAGAAGCTTGTTATAGAGTATAAAGAATCTACAGAAGTAGTTGATATTGTAATCAATGCTATAGAAAACGTTAAAGGTAGAAAGCCTATGTTCATGAAGGGATTTGCTATCAAGTCAGGTCTTCCAATGAATTTATATAATCTTATTGTACTTTCTATCGAACATTCGGTTTCTTTTTTAATTTCTGTATGTATTGAGTATATTAAGAATTCTGATACTAAAACTATAGATATGGCTTTAGATAAAGCTGCATATAATAATGCTCATGATAATCTTCTATTTGAACAGCTTATTACATTTAATAAGTCTTGTGGTTCTGGAGAACTTGATTCTTGCTTTACAGAAGTACTCAAAGCTAAACCTGTTAAGGAAGATGTATATGTTTCTGCAGAAGAAATTCCAGCTCAAGAAGTTCCTTCACAAGATGTTCCTCAATATGTTCCAGATCCAGATAGTGATGGCTCAGAATTATTTAGAGGAGAATTTGATGATAATGAACCTGTAAATATTCAGCCAGTTATTCCAGAAGATAAAGATGAAGATGTTGAGTGTGAAGATGTGGATGAATTATATGATGATAATGAAGACGAAGAAATAGATTATGATTTCGAAGAAGATGAAGTTAAACCTGCATTTGATACTCCTATAGTTACAAATGAATTTGCTGTCACAGGCAGTTCAATAGCTTTAGTCGCTGCTCTTGGTTTACTTGGTGGAGCCGCTGTATTAAAAGCTTCAGTTTATATAGTCAAGGTACTTATACCAAAAATGCGTAATATTACTTATTTCTTCATTCATACTCGTGTAAAGATATCAGATTCCTTATCTGTACAAGCACAATTAATAGAATTAAATGCTTATAATCTTAAATATGATGATAGTATTGATTCTACAAAGAGAGATAAGATTGTTGCTAAGCAGCTTAAGATTGCTGATAGCCTTAAGAAGTGGTCTAATAAATTTGCTATTGATAATAAGAAGGCTGAAAAAGAAGCTAAAGATGATATCAAGAGCGATGATAAGACTAAGATCGAAGATATAAAAGATAATATTCCGGGTGGCGGAGATGTGTTATTTTAACAAATAAGTAAATCTTCCTGTGAGGGGAGATTTCCCCTCACAGGTTTTTATTTTATTTTGACAGGAGGATATATTCATGGGTAAATATTTAGAAGATAGAAAATTAGATTCTGTATTAGAAGCTTATTTTAATGAAGGATCAAAAGCTTGGACTTGGGGTAAAAATATTGATGATTATTTATCAAAAACTATGAAATGCGATAATAAAGAAATAAATATTCCAGAAAATATAAGAAAAGAATTATTTGATGGTATATTAATGATTGTGGATAAATTAAAAAGTATTGAAAAAAGTAAAGAATTTAAAAATATTAAGAAAAACCTATTAAATGATCATATTATACCGAAAAGTCAATATGATATGATTACTTTATTAGATAATTTCGAAGATGAATTACAATCAAAAGGAAATATTTTTTATTATAGTGCTACGTTTTCTTCAGCATCATTATCACAAGACGCATATTATTCTGAAATTGATGGTAAATCTATAGCTGGGTTAATTGATAATTTGTATAGACAATTAAAAACTAGCAAAATTTCCAAATCTACTCATTTTAATAATATATTCTTTGGTGATGATTATTATGCTATCGGTATAACCTTAAAAATAAATAGAGACGAATTCGAATAAGTATTGATAGGAGCATGCTTAAATAGTATACTCCTATCAAAATCGTTTTTTTTTTGTTACTTCTTAATAATTATTATATTAATAAATTAGGAGGACAAAACTCATGGGTAAATATTTAGAAGATAGAAAACTAGATTCTGTATTAGAAGCTTATTTTAATGAAGGTGTAAAAATATCAAAACCTTTTGATGGCTATGATGAAATGAAAGCTACATATATGGAATTAAATAAAAATAAACGAGTTATAGAAAAAGAAGTTAATAGAATATGTAAAGAGTTATTTGATAATATTAAATCTCAAATAGAATCTGATAAGCTTGAAAATTACGTAAAACATTATGAAAAAGATTTTAAGCTCATGATTCAATCCAAGAAAGCTCCAGTATTAGATCGTATAGATTCTTTTGATTCCGATGTTTACTCTATACAACTCAAATATTATCCATCTTCTATATGGAATGAATGCATGATGGTTTTTGAAGATAGAGTATTAAAAGAATTAAATAAATCTCAAGTTATGAATAAAATTGGTTTAAAATTTAAAGTAGAGGACACCACAGGTATCTATGTATTTTTAAAATAAATATAAAGGAGTAGACCCAATAAGTCTACTCCTATTAAAATCGTTTTTTTTTTGTATCGACTTTTATATAATTAATTATATTAATTAGGAG